CAAAATAAATAATATGTTGCATAATGCTCTTCATCAGCAACAGGGCTGACAACACCGCTATATGCGAGTACCTTAGGAGGAAAACATGAAGAAACAAGCTACATCAACCTGGATCATCAAGAAAGGTCCTAGTAAGAAGGACTTCTTCCAGAGCCTCTATGATCGTGGCACCAACGATGAACACCGCGTCACCTTCACCACTGAGGATGATCACTTTCTTTCGGGGAATATCTCCTCGATTGAAGATAATGATTGCTTTGGTGAAGTCTATTGGTTTACCGGCGAGTTCAATGAGATGAAGCTTTGCGGTTGCTATGACGTCGAGCGACAGACTGGCTGGATTGAGGCCAGAACCCCGACTTCCTGGCATTAATCTAAGCTTAAGTATGATTGAAAGGGGGGTGAAAATATGGTTCGATTGTACTTGAGAGGAAAATATAGTCTAGCGGATTTTGAGGAGAGTTTCATTGCCTATATAAAAGGTGAAGATTATGCATTGACGTTTTCTGCACAGCATGTTCCGCTCAGAGTCACGGTTACTAGGATTAGTGTCTCTCGGTGTAGTATTAAGATTATAAGATTTAGTGGGCGACTCGAATCTGGCCGCATACTTGATTGTAGGTATCATTTAGAAGAAGGTTTTGCAAAAACCAATGTGAGTCCAGACTTCTACTATCATCAGATATACAAGAACTGCTGTAAGTATAGTCCAGTCTTCACCGAAAAACTTCCGTCCAATACGATAGAGATTATCGCAGGACCAAGTAGGGAAGAATTGCTTGAAAATTTTATTGCTCGACTTGAGAGTAGGCGGCGTAAAGCTTGTACTTTTCGTTCGAGCTGTTACGATGAAATCAAGGTTCAAATTAATTCACTATCTGTGGATGAAACCGGATGGGGCTTCGAATTTGATGCCTTTATCGACTCAAGGAAGCTACATATTCGCTATTTTCCTGCAAGGCGACGTGGTTGGGGACATTTCGATCCAACTGGGTAACATTTTCTGTTTCACTCCAACAAACCCCGCAATTATTGCGGGGTTATTTATTGGATTTTCTTGACATTTATTTTACACTGGGATAAAATAAATCCAGTGCATATCGCACACGGCTTGCGAGCTTAGCTCAGTTGTTTAGANAATTTGATTACTTAATACACCTTTCGAGGTGTTTTTTTATTTCTAGATCAGGGTATTACGCCCTGATTTTTTCTTTTGTTGGGGATTAAAGTGCATAAATTTAGTTTCCATAGAACAAAAAACAGCTATGGTACGCCTAGTTTTAGAATCTTAAAAACTTGGAATATAACAAAATTAAACAACTTCGGGTAAGTTTGGGGCTTTCAACCCTCAGACAGAACGGGCAGTTTTTGTAGTTCCTCACATTACTATTAGGATTTTAATGTACGACCAAATTCTAACAAATTTCTACTATTGTAGATTAGATAATGAAAAATGAGAGCCTCAAATCTACCTGAAGTTTAAAAGGAGAAAAAATGAGGATAGAAATTAAACAATTAGGGATACCTAAAGTAATAAGAGTTAGGGTCTTGAGGAGAAAAAATAAATGCTAAACTCCGTCAAAGTATCCAAAATCGAAAAAACGTTTACAGATAAAAAAACTAATGAAGTTAAAAAGATTTGTATAGATTATGCAAAAGTGACTGACAGGCTAGAGGCTTTTAGGACCAATCACCCAAATTCTAAGATTTTAACGAGCTATAAAACTGAGAACAATAAGGTAGTCTTTAAGGCTTTCTTATGGAGGGATAAAACAGAAGTTATTCAGTCATTGGCCAATGGGATATCTAAAGAGCTAATCTATTTAACTGCAGACGCAGAGGCTACAGCTCAAAAGACAATAACTAGTGATAAAGACTTCGAGAAGCTCGAGACAATGGCTATAGGTAGAGCTTTGTCTAATCTTGGATATTCATCTACTGGCAAGATCGCTGAGAGCATGGTAAGTGAACTAGATCAATATAAAGATGAACTATATCAGGATTCAGTTGATAGTGCTATTGATAGATTACAGAATTGTAAGACACTAGATGAACTTAAAGCAAACTATCAAGCATTAAATCCAGTGCTTAGGATAGATAAAACAATTAAAGTCATTACGGAAGAAATTAAGAAAAAGCTTAACGTAAAAGCCGTAAATATTTCTAAAGACAAACGGATTGATTATCCAGATTGGTGGAATGCAGAAATCAACAAAACGATTAATCAAGGAGAAAAATGAGTAAATTAACACTGCTAAAAACAGAACTTAACGGGTATATGGTTAAGCTAATTAAGCTTAATGAAGAATATAAGAAAAAATAATAATGTGGTGCTGGCATAATACCCCCTTAAGTAAAATAACCAGTTAAATGTCAATTTAGACGCAGCCATAACTCCTATTATCAGGATCAAGTCGTAGATTTCAGGATAATCTAAAAAAGTTGAGTACATTTATGCTTATCCGAGTAGCTCATACCCACCCTAGCTACTTCTAGATCAAGATTCTGATAATAGACCTAGATAATAACGGCAGTAATGATCAAGATTAGACCAATCGACGTTCTTATTTAAATTAGCGCAAGAAGATAAACGAGCATATGAAGATAAATGAAAAGCAATCAATTAAAACCACCACTCCCAACTAGCTACATAATTCGCTACGTTGGGCTAGATGGTATTAAGCATGAAAAACAGCACAAGGATCTTGGTGAGATACTAAAAACAAAGAGATATCTAATGAAGCAAGGTGTTACGGACTTAGATGTATCTGTAATACTGCCACGCAAATCAGAGGGATCAGAAATGTTTCCAGCTAATTATTAAGGAGAGTTATATGGATGACGACAAAACCAAATACATAGTTATAAACGAGTCAGTAATAGGTTCAATTATTAAAGATATAGTTACATTTTCAATGTTTGCTGGTCTACTTATATTTAATCATCAGCTTCTAGGCGGATCTACGATCATAGATGTTATGTTCATTATCTTAACTCTAGGATTTCTCGCTGGGAAACATAGTAAAACTCGTTTTGAGGGAACAAAAGAAGAAGTTATTGAATATTTAAGTGAGGAAAAAATAAAATGAAACAATACAAACTCCTAAAAGACCTGCCAACTTTCAAAGCTGGCGATGAGTTCTATATAGATAGTAATAATAATCTTCGTCTTAAAGTGTCAGATAGTATGGCTTATAATCATTACACTCTTGAGAAGTTCCCAAACATTCTCAAAGACTGGTTCGAGGAAATTCCTGAAGAACATAAGAGGCGCAGAGCAGAAATGGGAGATCTATATCACTTTATTAATGATTGTGGGGATATAAACTACGGACGCGATCATAATAACCCATGGGATAACTACCGTCATAAAACAGGTAACTATGGGTTAACTAAGGAAGAGTTTGAGGCTAAACGTGAATACGATATCGCTCGTCAAGTGCTATTAGATGATGCGAAAGGTGGAAAATGGAAGAAAAATGGAATTAATCTTTGCGTATATTATGAAAATGGCATTAATAGGTGGATATTCGATAATACCATCCGCGATATACAAATATCCGGGGCTATTTATTTTCAGAATAGAGCAGATACCCAAAAATCCCTCGAAGAACACAAAGAACAGTGGGAAATCGTGCGAAAATACGAGATGGGAGAGATGTAATGATAGGGCTTATATTTGTATTTTTACTGGCTATCCTGATTATATCAATCCGCATCGACAAGAAAAGCCGTTATGGTAACGATTGTGCTGTATATGTAAGTGCGGCGTCCATATTAGGTTTAATTATCATCTTTATGCTTTTTGTATGTCTTCTGGGAGTCGTCTCAAGCGGTTCAATGATAGACTCCAAAATTGAATTATATCAATCACAAAACACCAATATTGAGTCTAAGATTCAAGCCACAGTTGCAAGTTATCTAGCTCACGAGAAACAAACTTACAAAGGCCTCAAACCCGACAATGCCATTACCGTTGCTTTGGTCTATCCTGAGCTTCATAGTAATGAACTGGTCAAAAAACAGATTGAAGTTTATGAGGATAATAATAAGAAGATTATGGGTCTAAAAGAGGAAAAGCTAAATCAGACAATATATAAATGGTGGCTATATTTTGGAAAATAAATAATGGAAGAAAAATATCAAAAATATTTAGAAATGTCCTATGAGGATTTCTTTAACGCAACCCATATGTATTCTCGTTATGATACTGGAGATTATATCTATGCCATTAGTAAAGAAAATGACAATAAGGAGAATCGGTTATCTTATATTGATTATTTGACCAAAGAGAAAGGATATAAGTTGTAATGCGTGAAATAGAGTTTAGAGCGTGGAGTGAAGAACATGGTAGATATTGTGATTTTGTTACTCTTGACCGCGATGAGAAATGGCTGGGCTGGCTGGAAATTTGGCTAGAGACCAGTAAAAGCTTCTTGATTACTACAGATATTATCATCGAGCAATATACTGGGATAAAAGACAAGGACGGCAAGATGATATATGAGGGGGATATCGTGTCTAAACATAATAGCGACACTAAAGGTGTAGTTAAACAAGTAAAAGATGGACAATGGGCAATCTATTGGGATAACGTTCCTGATGGTTATTATGTTCTTTTTAAGTATTCAGACTGGTGCGAAGTCGTTGGTAATATCCACGAGGATAGTCCTAATGAAGAAGAATGAATTTGATGTGCCAGTAGATTGGGGAAAACTCAGTTCCCATAAACCTGCCATGCATTCTAAGAGCGACAAACAAATCTACTGGGCAAAAATCCGTATGGCAAGCAAAAAGAAGAAGTTCAATGTTGATAAAGATATTACGGGAAAGGAATGAAGATGAAGCTCACGACAATTAATCAAATAGTAGAGGGGATTTTATCTCAGATTAAATCAGATACAAAACTCCCTCACGAAGACGTTCGAGAGACAACTTTCAAGCGTTTAGCGAATGAGGCTACTATTGTCTTAAAGACCGCCCTAATTTGCGAAGTTCGTGGAATTGATGAGGCAATGGAATATTACACCGGTACCCATACAGAAGATGAATATCAAGAATTTAGAACTAGCGTAGTAGACTACGATGTTAGCCTCTGCGAAAATTGCTATTGTATGACCCATACGATAGATGGCAAGTGCGGTAAATGTGGCGCAAGAAAGGAGGAATGATGGTTTACACTGGACATAAGAAAAAAGAAATGGAAAATGGGCAGAATATTGTCGATTGGGTTATGCCTACGATAATTCAAGAGAGCCAGTTTTATGGCGGGGTACCACTACCATCAAGAGAGCAAATTGCTCTTGTGATTAGGGCGTTAAGAATGCATCACTTATTAGAATACGCCTCTAAGTATGATTATTCAGAGCTATCTAAGCCTGATGAAATCACAAAATTCTTCCCAACTATATCAAGTATTGGTAGGTTTTTTAGAGATGCACCACAAGAGGTGCTAGATGAATATGAGGTAAAGGAGAGGAGCACCAATGATGAGTAAATTAAGCAAAGAAGCCTTCATAAAATTAGCTGAAGCCTATTCCAAGCAAGAAAAATACGAAAATGAGTTAAAGAGTAGTGTTCATTCTCTAGCAGAAAAATACAAAATCTACACAGGGTTTATTGGTCTTACTAACACATCTGACTTAATTATGGACGTGACACTAGACCTACTTGGTGATGATTTCAGTTATTATTTCTATGACTGTAACGAAAGCTTTGATAAGTTTAATAAAAATACTACTTTAGCGGACGGGACTCACCCAACCGTTAAGGACTTTGGTGAACTCTGGGAGTTTAGCCAAAAATATGGGATCGGTACAAAATGAAGTATTACACCTCAGATTTACACCTGTCACATAAAAATATTATCGAATATGAAAAACGGCCATTTAGTTCCATCGAGGAGATGAACAATACTATTATCGATAATATCAATTACAGGCTTTCAGATGATGACGAACTTTATATCTTAGGTGATTTTACCTTAGAGAAGAGTGCTAATAAAGTTCGTAACCTGATCAGAAGAATTAAATGTAAGAAACATTTGATTATAGGTAATCATGACTATTTTGTTAAAAATGAAATCCTCTGTAGTCTCTTTGATTCAGTACACCATTATCTGGAGATAGAAGATGATGGTCAGAAGGTCATTCTGTTCCATTATCCAATTCAGAATTGGAATCTTAAACACTATGGCTCGATCCATTTGTACGGGCACGTGCATTCAAAAGATAAGTTGCAATTAAGAGAAGAGAATGCATTCAATGTTGGGGTAGATGTAAATAATTTTAAGCCAGTTACGTTAAGAGAGCTACGAGGTGACCATGGAGAATTTAAACAATGAGACGGATTCCAAAATATAATTCCGAGCATAATCTATATGAGCAGATCGCTCGATATCTACAGTTACAATACCCAAATGTAATCTATCGCTTTGATATTGGCGCCGACATCAAGTTAACGATGGGTCAGGCGGCGAAACATAAGAGGCTCCATCCGGAAAGGGGCTATCCAGATTTATTTATTGCCAAGCCTAAAGAAATAAAAGTAAAGACAGCATTAGGAGGCGGCTACAGTCTAGTAGAGACTAAGCCACTAGGTGGACTTTACCTTGAGATTAAAAAAGACGGTGAAAAACTCACAAAGAAAGATGGTTCATGGCGAACTCCTCACATTGCAGAACAAGCAGAGATGCTCGAAAAATTACGTCAGGCAGGATACAAGGCAGAGTTTGGGGTTGGATATGAATCAACAGTGAAGATAATTCGTGATTATCTAGGATCTAACCATGTTATGCAGCGTTCTTGGACGTGCAAATAGCTTCTACCGCAAGGAGTATTAAAAGAACGAGATAATCTCAAGTTGAGAAGGGGCTATTTTGTTGTGGTTATTTGAATCATTTTGTCTTATACTTAATCTAAGTGGGAGAACATTTCTAAGGAGGTGATTATATGCGTCTTCATGTCATTGTAGATGTAGCTGTTGCAAAGGATCGTCTCAATGAATTTAAGTATTGCCTTGCAGGATCCAACTGTAAGTTTAAAGACATTAAAGACGATGCGTATGGGTATAATCTTGAAATTGAGTTCACCGGCGATCATGAGGTAGGTTTATCCGTGATGGATCTTATTGATAAACATCCTCATCATTATCTCTTAGCTTATGCTAAAGATAGCGCCAAGGTTATTCCCCTGATGGAGAAATTCGTAGCTTATTAACCTCCCATTTGGCCCCAAATCTTGGGGCTTTTAAATGTCCGAATAATTGCCACTTTATGTCCGGATAAAATGTACATAACAGAGATAGGAGTAACCAAAACATGTCCGGATATAGTATAATAACAGATAAGAGTTAATGTTATAACCAGCTCTTAGCATAGTAGAATAGCTCAGTGGTCTAGAGCGGCCAGCTTATAAACTGGCAGGTCATTGGTCCGAATCCAATTTCTACGTCCGCGGATACAATTAACCTCTTCGGAGGTTTTTTGTTGGTAAGATATAACACAAAAAAGACCTAATGAATAGGTCTTTTTATCTCTTAATAGTAGCTTGGGAGTATTACAGCTTACCTTGTGCCTTATATTTATCAATCTTTGAATGTATGTAAGAATTGCCGCCAAGCTTTATATAATTAGAATTGATGTCATTAAAACGCTCTAATTCAATCTCTGTGAGTTTTGTGCCTCTCTCAATATCAGATAAATATCTGGTCAATAGGTTCTTACACAGGTCGAGCTTCATCTGCTTAACATCTTCTGAGTTCTGCTCAATTAACCCCTTAATCTCTCTATTGCTCTGATCAATTTTTTGGTCGATTGGTTCGATAAGAGTATTGGCCCATTTTGTCATAAGACCATTAAAGAATTTACTGATTATAAGTACCCCAGTGATAGCTCCAGCGACCACTGAAATAAAGGCTGTTAAATCTTCCACCGCAATCTTCATTACTGCCTTCGCCTCAATTTGATCGTAGTCCCAACTGGGATATTTCCATAAATACCTTGCTCATGAAGCTGGTTAGTATAGAAAGCTACATCGCCATTATCCTTATCCCATAAACCATGATTAGTTTGAAGCCCAAGTTTAAGAATTACGGCGCCAAAAGTGTCTCCTTCTTGATAAGTATAGCTAACTTCATTACTTGGAGCTGGCTGTGGTACGGGAGTAGAGGCTATTGTAGGTACCGGAGCTGGTTTAGGCTTCTCAGCCTCTAGCATGGATTTAGGACAAGCATAAACAGCTCCCACAGCATCTAGATTCAGGTAATGCGTAGAAACTCGAAGCGGCGTCCAGTTGGCATCATTCACGATATTTTTGTCAGCATCTACGACCATACCAGTATGACCATAAGCACCTGCAGAATACGCGAATATAGCACCGTTTCGCTTGCCGCATCGTACCCAGCCAAGCTTATTGACTAGATAATCCACCATAGCTCTACCATCGCATGGGCCATAATCCGGATGCGGAGCATAGTTCATTCGGATACCAGAAGCCAAGTAATTAGCATATTTTGAACATTGCCATCCCTTACCATAATCATTATCGCCATCAGGGAGTCTCCTAGATAAAGGATTGTCTCCACCTTGCCCAACTTCTATGATCTCTTCATCTTTTGGTTTGGCTTTTTCGTCTGTCTGGATATCATTGACAGTATGTTTAGGAGTGATCAGGTCAGCAATATCTTTAGCTGTCTTTATTACATCAGAAGTTAATCCTGCATAATCAGCTTGAGATTCATCGAGCTTTACATCAGTTTTTTTATTGATAAAGGCCACAATATTCTTAATAGTATTACTTAAATACCAGCCGACCCCACCTAAGATGCCAGCTATTAAAATAGGGAACGAAGCATCTTGTAGAAATGACATATCCGCTCCAACTTTTTTAGCATACCAGTTTGTGGTTTCAAGCAAAGCTACTGTACCAATCACGCCAGTAGCCCAAATGATAGCCTTAACTAGATCTTGGAACATTTTTTCCCAAGACCATTTTAGATTGGGAGTAAAGATGACTTTTACAATTCCAATAAGAAGATCTAGCAGATATGCAGATCCTAAGATGCCTGCTCCAACTGCCGCTGCAATAATTTTATCTAACATTGTTTTTCCTTTACATAAAAAACGACTACGCTTGGGGAACGTAGTCGTAGATTTGCTTTGATTATAGCATACGCTAAGTCAGAGCAGAGAAAAATGAGTTTGCTACTTCTCGCCCAGAAAGTTGCAAACTGGAGTAGCTATAAGCATTATATCAAGTATTATCTAATCCTTACAATACTCAATAATAATATGCCAGTATGGCGATTTTCTAAGTTCTTGGCCAAGTTGAAGGATAATATTGCTATTAGTTTCGGAAACTCTAAATCCACCATACCAATTCTTGTCGTCTCCATCGAATACCCAAGGCACTGACCTCCAATCCTGAGTTGCTCCCTTATTCTTAACCATCATTCTAATATCTATAATTGTCGTAAACTTCTCAAATACAATAGTAGCTGGAACATCATCTCTACCCTCGATTAGCCTACGGTAGATTTTTCTTCCGTCATCTAGAATACCAAAAGGAACAGGTGTTTTTGAGTATTTAACTAAGACCGGACCATCAATTTTATTGGCTGGGATAGTATCTTTTTCTGTCAAAACCCTCTCTTCATTATTATAGAGTTTCTTAGTCTTCGTGGAAATTCTAAAAATAGGAATACCAACATCAATTTCGACATAAATCTTAACACTAGACAATTTATCTACAATTTCGAATTCAAGCGTGTGCTTTAGAGTATTATCGAGAGCAATATGAAAATCTGGTACTCTCAATGTCATATCCGAATCAAGTGTGAATGGAATATTTTGCGCAGCACCAAAATCAGAATCCATACTAGATTTACTACGGCACTTTAGGCTTAATACTCCATTCTTTTCAGCATTACCAATCTTGAGAGATGCAATATTACCGCTAATCTTCGCGATCGTCTCGTTCTCAAAGTTCCCCTTACGACCAGCAGAGACGTTTATGGTCGGTCTGGAATATGGAATTACAGTGATATTTTTAGTCTTAGTAGTAGTAAATTCGCGAGAATCTATCGCTGATACACTTACTACTTGATTAGTACTGGCATTGACCGCACCAATGTCAATTTGTACGTCAGAAGTCGTCGAGTAGTTTTTTGTAACAGAGACACCAAAAGCAGAGGCTAGATACTTAGTCATCGTTGCATATTTTTTAGCTTCAGCCTTTTTCTCTTTAGTGATCTTCACAGATAATCGAGATTGACCTTGAATAAATACCTGATCGTTACCAGTAATGGCTTTTGTCGTTCCATTTGAATCAAAGTAGGTAAAATCAGTAAAGGCAGGATCAACATCTATCAGATGCGCATTATAATGACACGTTCTACTTCCCGTAAGACCACCATTTAAGAATGTATCAACCTTAATTTGACCTGAATATGCCTTTTTAGATGTCGTAATCTTATAAATATCTTCTGCAACTAGGTTCGTATTAAATTGACAGTTGGCACTTACGTTTTCCGCAATCTTATATGTTTTATCTCCATATAAAAAGTAGGCGGTGTGCCTGAATGAACCGTTTACGGCGTTCATGTGAATTGTGATTGTTTCGCCAAGATTAAAGTCCGGCGTATTATTTGGGAAGGTTCTAATTGAAGGTTGTGAAGCTCTTGGGATAGTTGGTAAGTTCCAACCTCTCTTGCCGAACGAATTATAATTAGCTTTATAAATTGCACCATCCGCATAGGCTTCAAACCAGCCAGTACCGTCTGCGTTATGATTAATCCATTTATCACCTTGAACTAGAACAGTTCCATTATAGAGATTATGCGCTCCAGTACTCCAAGTTTGGCCTGCTACATTAGCGTAAGCCTTAAATAATTTAACCCAAGAAGATGGAGCAGTCCCGCCAGTTCCAAAGAGCTTAAAGCCAACTCTAGAGCGGTTACCAGCAATATCTTGCTCGATCAGCCACCATTCGAATCTTAGGCGGTTAGGATAGCCAGATCCGCCTGTGTTTTTGGTTTCAAAATTACCGTTATTCATTATTGCCTCCTAACCTACAAAGTTCCATCCAGCCATATCTCCATCTTTTACTGGGATAATTTTAATTGGATCCATAGAAACTTCTTTTCTAGCACTTAATTTAGAGGTCTCAGTAACATCGCGATTTAGCTTAAAAACCTCCTCATCCGTTCCCGTAACATTGGAGTGGCCGCTCATCCCTAAAGGTGTGATTTGAACATAATCTCCAGAATAGACACTTGAAGAAACCATCATGCCTTGGTCGTTAACTGCTACCTGAGTATTAAGAATCTCGCCATTAGCTTGCACCCAAGGCACTACCTGGTCTCCCATATTGACCATTAAGTCGGTGATTAGGAACTGCTCGCAGTTATTACTGGTTGATACTGTGATATCTAAATAGTTCATGCTTGGATCAAGCTTAGTGAGATCATAATTCTGCCATATAATCTCTTTACCTTCAGGTATTGTAATCACGAAACTATCAATAGTATTGCTTAATTTAACCGTAGCGGTACCAATAGCGCTCTTTTTAGCTCTAAACGATAAAGAATACGGGATTTTACCACTAGACGCCACATTGAGCCTCTGAGTGATACTAGCACCTTTTTTAAGTTCGATCGCATTACCAGAAATTGCACCATAAGATTTAGACTCTGGGCTAGTATAGCTTTTAATCTCGCCAGTGTTATTCTTAGTCCATTCTACTAACGTTCCATCTTGATTTTTGGCGTAACCAACAGAGTTTTTAATGAGATTGCCACCGCCTGTAGTCTGAATAGTTGTAACTACGTTCTTAATATTTTGTGTAATCTTCGAAAACTCATCAGTAATCTGCTGGTCTACTTGCGTTTGTTTCGATACGATCGATTCAATCTCTTGTTTTTGTTTATCAACCTTAATTTCAGTATTGTAGATTGTTTTGGTGATGCCACCTGCTCTTGCATAATCTGTTTGTGTAGCGGTTGGAGCGATGCCTTTAATAGTTTCTTTAATGCCATTTCCAAGTTCTAGGTGAGTATCTGTAATATAAACCTGATTGAGGTTAGTTCTGCCAAGTTCAGTGATTTGAGGCTCCTTCATCTCGTAATAAACCGTTACAGGCGTACCCTTGGCTTTTTCTGCCTTGAGCCAGTTCTTAAATGAAGCGACATCTGTAATACCAAGGTTGAGTTGATCGGGAGCGGTAAACCAAAAGCCCATAGTGCTAGAATATTTTGGAAAATTATTGTAACCGCCATAGATTGACACACCAGTTTTATTTTCTCGTGTTGTATAGACAGCGTCCTCATTGATTGCATTAAAATGTGAGCAAATAATACTTGCTGTAGAGTTCTGCTGCGTAAAAATCATCTCACCAGATGGATTTTTATATTTAAAACCAATCGTGCCAGCCTTAGTGGTGTAATAATGAGTGATATTGTTTTCTTCACCAGTGAAGAGTAACTTTCCAACTCGTTTTATTAATTTAGCTACTCCATTCTCTAGCTTAACTTCATCATAGATATTATCTGTGAGCTTATATAGATTCTCGTCATTAGGTAAGCTAAATACCTGCTCTTGGTATGGCTCAAATGGAGTGGCACTATCACCGTATTCTAATTGAATTTTGAAAGTTTCATTTATTTGTGCACCAATTTCAGACAAAGAGATATATAAGTGTCCAGAGAGCGCCGTATATCGAGCAATATCGGTTGCAGATGTTTTACCAGCATCAATTACTACAAGCGGAAACTGAAAAGAATCACCACCAATATTCGCCCAGCAACTCAAAACAAGTTTATACGGCAATGGTCTGTTAATCGACATCGTGACTTTTGTGTCTTTTTCGATTCGAGGACAGGCAGAATCTGAGGTAAAGTTCATCCCCCAGAAATTCTTATTCTCACCTTGGATTATAATAGAACCATCCGGATTGGGTGTTGCGTTGAGATATACCTGATTGGTAGTCAGCTTTTGTAGTTTAAGTATATTTCTTCCAGGGACTTTAATATTACTATCACTTGACTCATTAGCTACCTGTGGATATTGTGGACGAGGAGAAGCGAGGCCAAAGTTATACGGAGAATATTCTGGCAAGCTACTCTCGGTAAACGCACCACGATAAAGAGCGAAGTTATTATATAGCGTTACGGATTCTGGATAGTCGCCTTGGCTACCTAACTGCAGCTTCATGGCATATCTATCATATTTTGTACTGTCGGTTGTAAATGTAAAGATTTTACCAGAAGGGCCACCAAAAATATCAGCTCCTGATCCATCTTTTTTATATGCCAGTATTTGAGCGAACAATTGTGGACTATTTCCGTTATAAGATACAACTGTATAAGTAGTTTTATCGAATAATGGTAAATTATTTCTAATTAGAATTGGTAGCCAAGGCACGGCAGGTTTACCAGTGAGTTTAAGCACACCATCTTGGCTTGACAGTACAACTCCATGGATCGACTTTATAGGTAAACCAGAAAACTCGTCAAAAAGATTATAACCACCGCCAGTATATGGCTCAAACCCTGTGGCGGCATCACCAATCTCTACTTGAATATTCCTGATGGAGAAGCCATCAGACTCGGTGTTTGAGGCATATCCATCAGAATAAAAAATAAATGCAACAAAGTTATTATCGGGCTTTTTAGGTATAGTTAGAGTGTATTTCTTCCAATAAGAAGTAGTTTGAGTAGACTGAATTATAGCATTCTCAAGACCATATCGTAGCCTATGTGGACCACCGCTATTATGTTTAGCCTCAAAGGATAAAGTCACGGTATTGGTCTTAAGTAGATTTGACCAAAATTTATACATGCCATAGGGTGAACTATTATAGAATCCAATCGTATTGCTATCACTACCCTTCTTGGTTACTGTTATAGTGCTATCACTCACTTTTGTCACTGAATACAATCGCCCAGCATTAGCAAAATTAGGATCGAATAGGTTCTTACCAGTTATTGCTTTTTGATCAAGCCACCCAACAGTCTTTCCATTCATCAATCCACCGCCAGCTTGAGCTGACACTAGATCGCCTGGCTTATACCAGCCAAGACCTGTAGTTTCGGCTTCAAATGGATGATGTGAAAAATCTTTAATAGAGTCAAAAATCGGGGTGATCAATTTTCTTCTATCGTCATCCAAAATCTCATTATTAGCTAACTTAACCTCTGTAAGACCATTAGCCGTAATAGAATCATTATCAGATGTTGCAATATTATCTTCCTGAGGAGTACGAGCAAGCACTAGGCTATTCACTGGACCATATTTTGGCTTATATTTTAGGGTTTTAAGGTTATCATAAGTCCAGATTTCATCTTCATCTGGTTTTTTCTTACTATCTCTAAATGATAGAGTTTTACCATTAAATACCACAATAGTGGCGGTAGCACCAGCAATCTCGCCTAGAATATCACGATAGGTACAATTTGAGATTTTTGCATATAAATCTTCAGGAATTTGATAGGTAATGTTCGGCAAATTATCAAGATTAGTATCAACTGTAAACTCAAAGAGCTCTGCAAGTTGATTAATTAGCTCTTTAACTGTGCAAGGGAATTGGATCGTACCTGAATTGTATGGGGTCTTAGCAAGTTTACCCATGAGGTCGTAGCCCTTGATTTTAGTAGTCTTTTTTTCAAAATCTGCGGTAGACTCTTCTACGTAGAACAACCCTAGGTTTGCCTCTTCCCAAGTGTCATTTTCGATATCAATAAGTGTTTTAGCGATTACATTAAATGTGTGATCGACTAGATTATAGTCAGTACCAAACAACTCAACGTTAATAACAGAAGTCGCAGTACCGAATAAATGGCCAGATGAATCAATTGTGACCTTAATTAGCTTATCGCTACCAGTGATGACTGTTCCGTCATCTAATGCAATAGAAGCCGTAATTGTTTTTACAGGCTTCTTCATGGCCTGTTTAAAGTTATCTGACACATTAATCATTATGCTTTCTCCATTGGGATTAAATTAACCGTGAACGGTTTATAGAGTCCTCTTTGGCGCTCTAGGAGTTCTACAGAGTAATCTGAAGCGTAATAAGCACCGCTTTTAGTGCTTCCAGTCTTAGGGTCATAATACTCGACGTTAAAAAATCCTTGATCTAATAACCCACAGAGTTCAGCAACACGCTCTTTGGTTAAGACTCCACCGATTTCTAACTCTAACTTCGGGAATACACCAATAAAGGTAGCAGATAGTCCACCATTGAGGTTTCGTCCAGCGTCTGAATACAGTTTGGCACGAGTAATCTTATAGCTTTTAAGTCCTGCTACTGTTTTTCCATTTATCTTTAATAAGTCCCCTGAAATTATCATAGATTCTCCAATAAAAACGACCCGCAATTACTGCAAGGTCGTAGATTTATCTATATTATATCAGATTTGATGTTATCGAGTTTACTTAAAACATAATGGATGATAATATTTAAAACAGAAATTTATTTCATTTACATACTTTTTATTAGATAAGCATAGTTAATGTGCCTATCTTTTATTTTTTATTGCTGTATAGTAAGTTTGTATAAAATATTTGTACAATTTATTAATTTCTGTTAAAATGTACCTAACCTAATTATTAAGTGATTAAGACTCAGCTTCAACTGGGTCTTTTTCATCTTCAACCCAAAAATGGAAGAATCCTCCATTCTTTGGATAGATGATCTTGCCATTCTTTCGAATGTAACGACAAAAAAACTTCTGTCATACAAGCATTCCTTTCCTAATTATTAATGTTCACTCTGGGCCTGTCCCAGTAGCCTGGTGCATTTTCTTTTTTATTTTCAAGTTTTTTCATATTAAAAGTACTAGCAATACAATAAAAGGGTTAAAAGACAAACTAACCTCATACCTATTATGGTTAAGCTTTAATCTATAAAACAACGCTTATTCTATATTGACTATTAAATAAATTATTAGTATACTATACGCAATCTGAGGAGGTAATCTCAGAAAAATGCCACGGCTGGCATGGAAGTGAAGCTTTAATAAAAGTTAGAGTCCTGTTTCTATATGAGGCGTAGGTTCCGAACAGCCGTCTAGCAACTAACGCTAGGATAAATCGCCTAAGCCTCATATGGGTACAGGACTTTTTGTTGTCTTGCCACCCTATTTATCGCTAGGATGAAAATACGAATCAAGAAGAAGGAAATAATGAAAAAATATCTATTGTTCTTAGATGAATGCGGTGATCCATCACTTGAATCAATAAATCAGATTTTTCCAGTTTTTACCCTAATGGGTATGTTGATATCAGAAGAAGAATATAGAAAAATGAATCTAGAGATTGATAAGTTGAAGAGAAAAATCTTTGGAACAAATAGAGTAATTTTGCACAGTAGGGATATACGCAAATGTGATGGGAGTTTTGCTGTACTTTTTAACCCAAAGGTGAAAAAGTATTTTTATCGAAGTTTAAACGAAATTTTAATAAAATATAATTATCGACTAGTTGCCTCTGTAATCAAAAAAGAAGATTATCTTAACTCTTACGGCAGAAAAGCAGACGATCCATATGAGCTTGGACTGACATTTTTACTAGAACGCATTATGTTTGATTTAGACAGCAAAGGTGGATTTGCTCAAGTAATATTGGAGTCTAGAGGTAAAAAAGAAGATTCTATATTAGGCGAAAAATATAAACAACTAATTAAGTTTGGAAGTAGGCAAATATCTGCAGGACGTTTTTCAACTCGCTTTGACCATGAAGCAACTTTTAGAACTAAAAGCATGAACGATAACGGTCTTCAAATCGCAGATCTCTGTGCATACCCGACTGCAAAACTTATATTAACCGGAACAGAATCATCATCGTATATGGTGATAAAAGATAAATTTAGAAAGTCCAATAGGGGAAAAGTTGAGGGGTATGGAATAAAAATTTTCCCATAAAAGCAATAAGTCTCCCGAAGGAGACTTATCACCGATTGGGGACACCCCAATCCCTACACACATATTACCATATTAAATAGTAAATGTCTATGTTTTATTGTATTTTATACAACATACATAATATCATCCATTTAACTTCTATATATTGCCTATGTTTGACTTATTTATAAGGCAATAGTTTAATAAAAGTAATAATTAAGCGTGGTAGAATCATGAAAAAGTCAAAGATAATCATTATTGTATTAGCAATTATTGCTATAATTTTCTGTTTGTTGATTCTTACTAGTCAAAATCTAAAAACAGAAAATAAGAAAATCACCGGCCAAAGCCTAGCGGAAGAAGCAAACCAAAAACTGGTGGTGATAAAAATGGAGAAACACGCAATTGACGCCAGTATTGAATCTGATCGCAACATCCCCAGTAAAGATTTATTGGATTTAAGTGTCTTAGTAAAGTCAAAATTTAATGGGGTGAATTGGTTCTCCAATAATACTGGTAGTTTTTACATAAAACAAGACAAAAGTGAGCAGGAATCTGTCTTAACTATCTCGGATGGTGCTTATTGTGCAAAGATTACAATAGATGATAATCACAAGTTAACTAATTATGAGTTTATTCACGAAAAATGTCGTGGATATCAAGTCTATGCTACGGATAAAGTAAAATAAAAGATCTAAAATAATATTTATTAA